CTCCATTCCTCTTCCGGCAAAACTATTGTCAGAATTGCAAGAATATATTGCACACGCAAAAAATATATATTTATTTACAATGAAAAGCGGTGAACCTATGACAAAATCATCGTTTCGTCGTTTTTGGTATAATATATTAGATAAGATGAATGTTGCCGCAGGCGGTGACGAGTTTTCACGTTCGGACACGGCTATACGATTAATCGCAAAAGACGTTACACCACATATATTCCGTCATACATATGCAACTAATTTGTACTATGCAGGTATTGACGTAAAAACCGCACAACGATTATTAGGACATTCGAGCATACAGGTTACGTTGGAGATATATACACATTTGGACGCGGAAGTTTCAATCAGCAACACCGAGGATAAATTAAATTCCTATTTTGCGTGACTGACTATATTTTTGACTATCACACTTACGGTTTTGTTGGCTGTTGTTGGGCAGTTTTAAAAATAAAAAAGCGGTGTAAACCGCATAAAACCTATACTTTTAATGTATTTATCAAGAGAAGTAAAAAACAAAGATTTTGACTCTTAATCAGGGTGTCCAGGGTTCGAACCCCTGATCGCGTACCACAAGTTGCAATATCCGAACTTTTGTTCGGATATTTTTTTGTTATGGGCTTTTTCCCATTTCATAAGCATTTTGCATTGTCCTTCTTTGCTTTATACATCTATCGTTAATTGCCACAACACATCAATTCTTCACACAAATAACTTTTTCATAACAAATCACCCTTTTTATTCTATCGTAGCTGTCCTAATCTCTGTTTAGTAAACCACTTAAACGTTGATTTTTTACAAAAAGCACATCTAAAACGTGCTTGACATAATTTTTATACTATGTTATACTTTAGATATAGAGAAGAGCGGTAAACAGCTTTTGTTTCTGCTTTAATATTTGGTTAAATTTTTGTAGAAATTGATTTTCTACCCAATAACCGTCCTATTCCCGTAGGGCGGTTATTTCTTTAATATCCATACAATAAGCAAAATCAATACAAGTTGTATTGTTGTTTCACTCATAATATTTCCTTTCCGAAACAGAGCCGCCACCGCTCTCCACATATCAAGGCTTTTCAGCCTATTTTTATTCTACACTATACCTCATATAATGTCAAATTACGTTTATTTTACAGTCCTTTCTTTACAGGATAGTAGTTCATATCCTTAAACCAATTTTCCTCAAGTTCTGTCTTTGTGACACCTTCCGGCAAATCGCTTTCGTCAAAGTATGCGTAATAGTTGTTGTCAAAATCACGCTGTACGGCTGTATATGTAGCCTTTGCGGTTTGCTTTTCAGGCGCACCGCTTGACGCTTTTGTTTTACCTCCGACGTTTGACGCAAAGCTGTATGAACCCTTGTAATATCTCACATAACGGTATGAGCCGTCAGACTTCATAATTCTCCACGCAACACCGAAATAAACGGTTTTTGTATCGTTGCCGACCTCTACTACACCGTCTTTTTGTGTCAGTCCACGCCACATTGAATCAACTTCCGGCGGAATATCGGCATTTGTGATGTCGTGACCTAATTTTTCAATGTAGTTTGATGTTTCATACGCACCGTTATCAGCGTCAAAAACATCACTGCCGCCTGCGTCTGTCGGTGCAATTTCGACTGTACCTCTTAAATTATACGGATCACCATATGTTGCACCCTCTGATGTGTCTGTTAAAACTGCGAAAAATGTGTACTTGTCCACACCTATTGTAGGTAGTGGTTTTCTTTTCTTTGTATTTGCCATAAATCAATCATTCCTTTCTACTACTTTCGTAAATCTCATTGTTTTGTGTTTTATACTCTTGTCGTCAGGATTGGGTACGTCCATTGTCATTTCGTGATAATATTCATTATCAGTCAACAATTTATATACCCTCTCCGACAATTCAAAACACGTTTGCGGATAATCGGCGTAAATATCAATCTGAACAGTCGTATCATTCGTAACAACCGTATTGTCATATGACATTGAGCCTTTGTCCGTTAGTGTGTAATATGCTATTGCAGGCAATTTATTAAAATTATCGGGATATGCAAAACATACACTTACACCGTCTATTTGCTTTAAAATATCCCGTAATTCCAAACCAATATCAAACACCGTACCCCTCCTTGAATTTTGCGATTATCTCGCTGATGTTATTTTTCAGTGCAGGTACGAGGAACGGCTGTGGTGCTTGCCCCGACGTTGTGTAAAATCGACCGCCACTGTAATACGTCCAGTGCCTTTTTGACGTATGCGAAACAGATTTGTCGCCCTTTGAGCCTGTGCCGAATTCGACATAAATACCGTAATCGGCAGTCGGACCGATTGCAACACTGTCACCGTCCACTTGGCTTACGATACTGCCTTTTAATCGCCCTGTTGCAACAGGACAGTTTGCCACTGCGTGCGCTCTTACGACTTCACCCGCCATTGCCAAACCTCGCTGTATTTTATCGCCCGACGCATACTGTGTCAGCTTGTCAACAACGTTCTCTATCCCCTCGATTGAAAAATTCATTTCAGCCTACTCCTTTCGAGCATTGCTACCAAACCGCTGTCCCATTTCTGCACATATGTTATATCATATATGTCGCCGTCATATTCAACCCTGTTACCGACCTTTACGTCGTCTGACATATCGCAGAACATACGCATTTGACATTCTATATCCAAACCGTATTGCTCTCTTGCTCTGCCACCGCTGTACGGTTGTACATCGGCTTTGATTTCGGACAATACAGTCTTTTCGGTTTTACCTGTATAGTCGTCAATTTCATATTCTGCAATTATAACAGTTTTATCGTAAAAATCACTGAATACTGATGTCACTCGGAACACGCCCCTTTCGTTTACGGAACGGGTCAAGGCGTTTATAATAGTTGCTGAAAATCTTATCGTTGTCGGTTTCGGTATATGTCACGGAACGTTCGCCCTCACTTATGCTCTTGACTACTTCGGGACTTTTACTGTCCCCGTAACCTTTCGCCCTGTACATATCCGCCGCAATCTTCGGAACAAGGCTTTCAAGCTGACGTGGCAGTACATCAATATGACAATACGCCATAATCATATTAACCGTGTCCTCAATCAAAAAGGACAACAAGCTGTCTTGCTCGTCGTCCTTAATTCCCAACAACATTTTTAGTGTCCCCAACTGTTCCATATTATTCACCGCTTACAACGTCGGCACTGCCCGACTTTCTCGCTTTGCCGTCTGCTGTAACTTCCGCAACTGTAATCTTGTGACCGTTTGTCGCAGTGATTTCGTCACCGTTGTTAAACTCTGTCCACTTCGACAAATCGTCGTCATACGCAACACTTGGAGCGGTGCTTGCGGCAGTCTTGTAAACCAACTTGTGACCGCCGATAGGCTTTGGCGATACCGTAATAACAGTGTTGCCTGTTGTGCCGGCAACCGATTCAACTGTCAATTCGCCAAGTGTCGGAACACCGTTCTTAAATGCGGCAAATGCGTCGTCCTTAACCACAAGGAAACCTAAACGCATAGTAGCCTTGATTGCAACCATATCTTGCTCGGCAAGTGATAGCGGTTTACCGTCACTGTCAAGAGTGCCTTGTAGTGTTGCCTCTGTAAGAATTTCGTAATTAATACCTGCACGCATACCGACAACGGCATATTTAAAATTACCTGTGATAATATCGGCACGTTTATTGTCCCACGCACCGTTACGTACAAATTCGATAGGCTGACCGTACAGCTCACCGCCTGTTGTACCGTTGACATATGCAGGTGCGCCGTTTGCGTCACGCAATTTTCTCAGCATATTCTTAACACCGATACGACCGATAAATCCCGATGGGTCATAGCCGTTTTCTTCAATCATCGACATTGCGTCAGACATAGCAATATCAATATTTGCATTGTCCGTAACAACCATATGCTTACTGTCGATAGCGTTCATAATATTTGTCTTGAACGGTGAATTTGTACCGAAAATGCACGCCGCGTCAATCGCTCTGTAAAATGCCTCTGCGATTTCCGGCTTTAGTTCCTCAAATACGCTGATAGTCGTATCTTCCAACTTTTCCTTTGTTACCGGAATAATAACGGCTAACTTCTTAGCCTCGATTTCAGGGTGAATCCAAGTAGCACCGCTTGTCTTAATTCTTTCACCCTCACCGACCCAGTAAGCACCCGGACCGTCTGTAAGTACGTTAAACTTTTTCTTCTCGTGTTTCATTTCCTCGACTTTCGCCATTCTTAAAACACTTGAACCCCTTGTCACCATTTTGATGATTTCTGTTGCTTGCTCGACAGGCACAAAGCCTGTCAATTCATTTTTTAAATAACCCATTTATTTCACTCCTATCTTTGATTTTCTCTGATTATGTCCATAAAACTGCCTGTGTTGTGACCGCCACTGCCACCGTTTAAATCCGGTGTTTTGCCCTTTAAACGCTCGGTAACACCTGCTTGTACATCTTTGTCGTAGCTTTCTTTTATCTTGTCGATAACCACCTTTGTGCTATCCTTGTCCTCTGCTACAATGTACTTTGCAATCTCGGCAGACAGTCCGACTTTGGCAAGTTCTGTTTCCGCATATGCAACGATTTTTTCACGTTCAAACTCTGCCTTTGCTTTTTCAAATTCTTCTCGTTCCTTGTCGTCGTCCTCTTTTTTTCTTTGCTCGTTTGTCAACTTGGCTTTTCTCATGCCCTCTTCTTCGGCTTTTTTTATTTTTTCTTCAACTTCCTTTTCCCACTCCGCTTTTGCCGCCGCTAATGCTTCGTCAATCGCCTTTTGATTGTCGCCGTCTTTTTGTTCGGTTGACTTCTGCTCTGTGGACTTCTCTTGCTCTTGATTTTCTGTTTGCTCTGCTGTATCTGCCATTCAAATCATTCCTTTCTGAAAAAATTGTATAAAAATAAGACGTATAACCCCACGTCTAACAGGGAGATAATCGGATCACCATTCCTTTCTTCTATGTGTATGTTGTGCCTATGCTCACACTATCACCGCCTTTCAATGTATCAAAAAAGCACGTCTAACAACGTGCTTTATATTTATCCTGTTTTCAAAAGTCTTTTCTTGCGAATATTATCTATATATGTCTTATACTCGCATTCACAACGTTTTAAGTCCTCAACTTGTTCTGATTTTGTCTGATGTCTACTTCGTTCAATCCTTAATCTTTCCTGTTCTTCCAAATACATTATTGTTTCGTCTATATCTTCACTTGTAAATCCCTCAAATTGTGATAAGTCAACAGGTCTGTCATCTATAAGAAAATTAGGCATTTAAACCACCTCCCAAAAATCTATTTTATGATTTTCTTTTAATTTCGCTAATGCTTTTAACTGTGCTTCTTTTTCAGAATAACCATTACTTGCAAACTTGCTTACGTATAGATTATATAACTCTATAGAAACTTCCTGTTCCGAAGTATACGAATACAAAGTTCCGTCGTGACAAGCAACAAAAGCTTTACTATATCCCTGTTCAAAGAAACAATTAAAATCTGTTGCACTCGGCGGCATACTTGCAGGGTGGGAATGTATGGCATAAATATTTCCATATCGTGCCAAAACCTTATTCCGACGTTTAGACTTAGCAACACCGCTTGTTTCTTTTTCATTAAGTGCGCTTGCTATAATTTCACCCGTATTACCGTCAATCCAATACATATCTTCAAACTTTGTGCCGCTTCTGTGCTTTAACGCCGCTTTTGCACAATCGTATAATGTTTTATTAACCGCTTTATTTTCACTTATATTATCAAACTTACGTTTATATTCTCCGCTTTCAATATAAGTTTTATTCACAAGTGTAACTTTATTTCTTCCATATCTTTGGTTTTCAAGTGCAACCGAACCACTCCTTGCTTTTATTATACCACGTTTTTCACTATTTGCAACATATTTTAACGCATTTTTCTGTTCGTCCGACAAACTGTTTTTCCATTCGTCAAACGTCATACTTCCGTCAACCTTGTAATTTTCGCCAGTAAGCGGGTCACGGGCGATACGAGTTGACAAATTCACGTCTGCCATAACCGTAACACAACGACAGCGCGGGTGTATCGGCGGGAAGTTTTCGCCCTCAACGGCTTTATCCGTATCAAACACGCTACCGTCAAGACTTCCGCACCTGTCACACGTCAATTCAGACAGTGCCGCAACAAAACGATACTGTTTTATACCTATTTCCTCATACGCCATCTTTTGACCTTGGTTCATAAAATGAGCCGTTTCACTTCGCACAAGTGTTTCGGCTGATGTTCGTATTCCACCCGGTGCAGTATCTTTGACGTAATCAATCAGCTTGTCGGTCATACGGCTTACGCTGTGACCGCTGATTATACCGTCCTCAATCGTCTGTCCGACTGCCTGTATAAATCTGTCGTTATGTATCCACACTCTCTCGCTGTAGTTGTGACCGTGCCACGGCTCACTTAACACTTTATTAACCGCCTTTTGCGGTACAAGTGGAAAATCAATACCGCAGTTTAAACCTTGTGCGGTATCAAAAATATTCGTATAATACGCCGTCTTTACCGCACTGTCATACAGTTTCTTTTGCTCCTTTATAGCCTCGTTTGCAACGTGCCTAAAGTAAATATATACATTACGTTTCAGTCCCTCTAATCGGCTAATTCTCGCACCGTATGCCTGTGCATTTATGCGGTTTAGAATTTCTTTTTTGACCGTCTTGTCGTCTGTTTCGTCGTACAGTTCAAGCAGTTCTTCGTACTGCTTATCGCTGTCGGCTATGCTCATCAGCCGACGTGCCTCTTTTTCGGGTATATCAGTTGAAATATAGGCTTTAAATGTTTTCTCAATGTCATTGTTTACATTCTTGATTGCTCGCTCATATGCCTTAATTACACCGTCCTTAACGCTGTCCGCTTGCGATTGTAAATATGTTTCAACTTCAACGGCACGTTTTACCCAATATGCCTTACTCTTCATTGTAGTTTACTTTCCTTGCCGAACTTTCAGCGATACGTATATCCTCGGCGGACTTTTCCGCTTGCTCTCTGCGTGCGATTTCAACTTCTTCCTTTGCGTCTGTTATAAACGGCAGACGCTCTAAAAGTGTTTCGTCAGACGCAAGACCTTTGAGGTAATTAATCATCTGTGCAATTTCCAACTCATTCGCAGGCAAGTTATACGTAAATCCAATGTCAACTCTGTGCGACGGCACTTCTTTCATTGCATTTAATGTCACTAAGAAATTATTGTAAATCTCTAAACGTTTTCTCAACGTCTTAGCGAAGTTACGTTCTTTGTTCTTGACGTGCTGTTCAAATCCCAACAGCTTGTACTTTATTGCCACGCCCGACAAATTGTTGCCGAAACTTTCGTCCGACAAATCGGGAACGTGTGACAGACGGTGTATATCGTCCTTGATGTCATCACGCAACACCTTTGTATCAGCCTCGTTCAGCACCTTTGACAGATACTCCGCTTTCGCGTCGCCGTCACCCATTAAGATACGTTCTACCAATAATTTTTTTGCCTGTTCGGTGTCAAGGTCGCAGTTGCACAAAAACAACAGTGAATTGACGAATTGTTCCTTGTCATTAATTCTATCTGACATCAACACATTGTATGCGTCAATCTGCGTTATAAGCTGTTCAAAATCGCCCTGCATTTCCGTATTATTTCTGTATTCGATAATAGGTACATCAAAAAAGTAATGCGGTTCAACATTTTGCAATGATAATGCCGTATAGCTGTCAAGACCTGTGTATGTATATATAAACGATTCATCATACACACGACAAATACTGCCTGTGCAGTAGCCGTCAAGGTCGTATTTCTTGTAGTAATACACCGCAAACAACGGCTTTTCAAATGCCGACTGTGAGTAACATACAAATGTATGCTCCGGATCCAATCGGACACTTCTCGGCTTGCTTTTTTCGTCTGCATAAATCAGTTCATATGCTTTGCCGTAAATGCTCATATTTTTTACGATTTCACTGTCCACACTCGGCATATCCTGTTCCAAATATTCGTTTTTGATTGCCTCAATATCGTATTCGTCCGACACCGCATATGTTACGGGATTGCCGACAAGATAACTCTGCGTCATATCTGTTATGTACTTTGCGTGATTACACATTATGCGGTTGTTTGCCACGTTTTTGCCCCTTTTTCTGCGGTTTAAAATGCGGTGGTCGCCCATATAGTAATCGTGCAATAATCGGTATCTCTGTCGCTCTCGCTCGTGTCGTTCAATCAATTTCGTTATGATAAACGGTGTCACACCGCCTGCGACTATATCTTCATCAATTATCATATTCCGTACTCCTCTCTTGAATAGATTTTAGCTTTCTTATCCTTGCGCCAACTCTCAACGCCGTATCTCAGTGCCGCCATTGCGTCATCAAATACATTGACAGGTTCGTCCGTATATTCGCCCGACTTTTCATCAACTCGCCAACGCCATTGCTGTATCTCTTTGATTACATTCACGCAAGACGGATGAATATGTATCTTTCTGCCTTTTAACCAGTCAATCTGCGATTGTATGCTGTTCGGATTTTTAACAACTGCCCTTGCTCGATAGCCTGCCTTTCGCCACATTTTTATACGGTCCGGCTCTGCACTGTCGCACCACATTGCAAGACTTTTGCTGAACTTCCCGTCAGCTTTAGTGATAATTTCGGTCGTATCCATTTCGTGTACATACAGTTCATTACAAACGTAAATATCACCGTCCTTATAGCCTAACGTCAATATAGCATTTGCGTGATTAAAGCCGAAGTCCTGTCCTATCGCCATAGCGTCAAAACGGCTCATATCTGTTTCAAATTCCTCAATGCGATAGTTCGAGAATATCAATCCGCCTGTTTCGCCCCATTCACCCAGTCCGTAAATTCTGTAGCCCTCAGGGTCAACTTCTTTACGACGTAGCATACGTTGTCTGTATGCCTCGTCACAAAATCGGTTTGTTAAATATGTGCTTTGATGCGTTAAGACGTTATCGTCCTGTATATCGAAAAACACTTTCTTTATCCAGTGACTTGATGACACGGGATTGAATGTCAGCTTTATCTGATAAAAAAGGCCGTCGGGAAGTTCACCTCTCAAACGGTCATCTATAATTTCAAAATCCTGTTGTACAAGCTCCGTAGCCTCTTCAATCCATACGTCGGTCAACTTACCGTTCGCAAATGTGATTGATTTCAGCTTTTCGCGTTGCTTGTTATCGTTTACACCACGAAATATAATCTTGTTGCCGTTTATACAGGTGAACGACAACGGACTTTGCGTAACTCGCCACGCTCTGCCTACGCCCATACGGTTTATAGCTGATTCAAGCTCGGCAAATGTACTGTCACGGTTTGTTATATCAGACTTTCTCACACATACCAAATTACGCCCTTTGTCACGCATTAAACGCAATATGTACAGTTGTGCAGTATCAACACTCTTGCCACTTCCAGCACTGCCTTTCATTACAACGTAACGTTTCTTGCATTGATGTACAGGTTTGAATATCGGATTGAACGGTACTGTTATTTTGTTCATTCGTCACCGCCTCCGTAATCAATTTTAATGCTGTAGTCCATATCACCGTCAACATTCAGCTTTTCTGTAAACAATGCGTAGTATTTACCCAACATTTCCGCCGCTTTGTTTACGTCAGACACCTTTGTCGGTATTTCAACACATATCGGTTGCTCCGCCTCGTCAGTGACTTTCTTGCCCTTGTTGTCATAGTGTGATTTACGTGCTTTGCACGTCACAACAACCGTTTCGGGTTTCTCACGTCGCATAACAGCCGTAAGCGTTTTCAATACCTCATCTTGTTTGGCAATAAGAGCGTCCTCTTTCTCTTTCAGCCGTTTTTGTATGTATTCTTGAATTTCAGGTTTCTTCAAGTTTTAATTTCCAATCGAATACGCTGTCTTTTCCGAATATCCCGCTCTTAACGCCGCTTGCGTTGCGTTCAAATCAATCAAATATTCTTCACAAAACAGCTTTTGCTTTTCAGTCACTCTTATCACCTCACTTTCACATTTTCTGTTTGATTACATCGTATAACCGTTTTTTATCATTGCACGTTTAAACGCTTTGCGTTTATGTCGACACTCGCACCAATTTTTATTATCCTCGTTCCATTTGCGTATGAACTTCTTGCGTTCTCGTTCGTATCTTCGTTTTTGCCAATATGCCTTTATTCTTTCGAACATTGTTTTCACCTTTCCACTTCTTTTTTTATTTTTCATTTCAAAGTCTTTATGATTTCTTTCTCTCGTTCCGACAGCTCCCAAACATGTTCTGCAGCTTTAAGTTCTGCAGCTTTAAGTTCTGCAGCTTTAAGTTCTGCAGCTTTTTTGCCCGATATTAAATAACCGTTACCGAAAATGCTTTTTTTGAATTTTCGCTGACTATCTAAATCACGCATAAAATATCCATTTTCTCGCTTTATCGCAAAATCAACACCATATCGCGAAAGTGTATTCATTCTGCATGCTGTCAATATGTTATCAGGATAAGTATACTTAGGTAATTGTTTTTTTATTTTTCGCAAATTTTCTTTATCTGCATTTTCTAAACGCTTATATAATTTGCTACTACTTTCAATCAGATTATCTGTCATATTTGTTACAAACGATGTATTAACTTTTGCGCCGTTTTCATATGTCGCGGTATACCCTACGCAGATTATATTTGCGTGTCGTGTTAATCCAATAATAGTTAAACCCGGTGCAAACAAGAAAAATTTTATCCCTTGCGATTGATACCATTTCACTATCTGTGCCAATATTGAAAATGGCGGATTATCCACAACAATACTATCAGACATATAATTATACTTTTCGTAATCTCCACCCGGATAAAAAGGACGTACAAACTTGTTACGATCCACTTTAAATCGTGTTGCAACATAATCCGCAACCGTTTCGTAAATATTATCGGGTGTATAACAATCATCAGTCGTTTTCTTCGGTTTGAACTTATCTTCAAATTCTTTATATTCAGTTGTATTTTCTCCGCCGTAAACATTCTCGGCTTTATCCTTAATATCGTTTAAATCCATATTTCCTCCAAAAATAAAAACAGACTGCATGATTAACACATACAATCTGTTCTAATTGAACAGCAGGCTTTGAACCTGCAACCTCCGCAATCAGATTATATAATCCTCTGCGACGCTCTAGCCTGTTGAGCTATGTTCTGTACTTTAATATCTCCATTCCCACCAATCAATTTTGAGATATTCACCCATCATCTCACGATGATACACTACCTTTTTACGAAAATAACGAGCGGTAAGATATAGAACACAAAATATTGCACTGTATATATGTTTTGCATTATTTTTTGTTTGCTCATTCTTTTCGCATTATAAATTGTATCACACTTTTTTCGGCAAATTCGGCATTTTTAAAAATTTATTATGTTTTCTTCGTGGATAACTCTCATCGTAATGCCCTATCTTAAATGCAATCCACTGCCATGACGGCATTACGGTGCCGTCTATGTACCTGTATCGGAATATGCGACGTGTTTCACTGTCTAATATACCGGCAACAAACAATTCAATCTTGTTTTTTTGCCGCTCCAATCGTTGACGTAGTACAATATCAGATATATGTGTTGGCTCAACACCCGACACAGAAATACAGTGCTTGACATACGGGAACTCGCTGTCAGAGCCTGTAACAGTACCATGTACTGTATTACTGTTTATCCTGTCGTTTACCTCGTTCAATTCTGCAACAATACTGCGATACTGTTTTAGCACTTCCTTTGTCAAATTAATTCCCCCTTATACACCGTATTTTTCTTTCAAGCTTTCAAGCAATTCGTCCTGTACTTCACGTTTACCTTGCAGACTGTCGAGAACACGTTTATCAACCGTTCCGTCTGTCACAAGGTGATGGATTATCACAGAATTTTTCTGTCCCTGTCTATACAATCTTGCATTTGCCTGCTGATACAGTTCCAAGCTCCACGTCAGACCGAACCAAACTATTATATTACCGCCTGTTTGAAGATTAAGTCCATGTCCCGCACCTGCGGGGTGAGCCAGTAAAAGCGGTATTTTTCCGTCATTCCAATCCCTTATATCATCAGCACTTTCAAGCTTTTTTGCACCCTTGAACTTTCTAAGTATTCTCTCGCAGTCGTGGCGATAGCTGTAAAAGCACAAAATCGGCTGACCTTGTGAGGTATCGACTATTTCCGCCAATGCCTCAAGTTTTTTATCGCTCGTCACCTTATAACTTCCGTCGTCCAAATACATTGCACCGTTTGAAAACTGCAAAAGTTTATTTGTAAGTGCGGCGGCAGTGGCGGCGGTAACTTGTCCGTTTATGAACTCCAAATACTGTTCTTTTTCAAATTCTTCGTACAGTTTCAGTTCCTTATCCGACAGCTTTATATGCTGAACGGTATCAATCCTTTCAGGCATTTCAAGCCAATCTTCTGCCGACATACTGACGCATATATCCGAAATTTTATCATATATCGCCTTTTCGGATTCCTCTTTCGGCTTGTAACTGAAAATCGTGGTCTGATTACGTTTATCGGGAAGAAAATATCTCTCCCTGTAACCGCTTACCGTTCTGCCGAGTCTTTCGCCGCTGTCAAGCAAATATATCTGACTCCACAAATCTATCAGTCCGTTCGGTGCAGGTGTGCCTGTAAGTCCGACTACTCGTTTAGACAGTGTTATGTATTTTTTCAATGCCTTAAATCTCTGCGACTTTGAACTCTTAAAGCTCGACAGCTCATCAATAACCACCATATCAAAGTCCCACGCATTGCCTATGCTCGACAATTCGTTTGTGAGCCACGCAACATTTTCACGATTTATAATATAAATATCTGCGTCCTTTAAAAGTGCGTTACGTCTTTGGCTCGGAGTACCGAGAATTTTCGATATTCTCAAATGCCTTAAGTGGTCCCACTTTTCACACTCTCTGCTCCAAGTATCTTCCGCCACTCTAAGCGGTGCTATGACAAGCACTTTTTCGATTTCGTAACAGTTATAAATCAATTCGTCAATCGCCGTAAGCGTTACAACCGTTTTACCAAGTCCCATATCAAGGAACAATCCGACGCGCGGTGTAGAGATAATTTTATTCAACGCAATCTGCTGATACCTATGCGGTCTAAAATTCAAAATTCTCACCCCTTAACAATTTATCAACTTTATCCTTTGTATCAATCACATAAACGTGAAACCCGAGTTTTTCAAAAAGTCTGTGTACGGCGGTTTGTAATTTTCTCGGCTTTCCGTTCGGGCGTTTAAGTTCTGCGAAGTATATCGTACCTTTTGGAATCATAACAATCCTATCCGGTACGCCTGCCATACTCGGCGACACGAATTTCAGTGCCAAACCTCCCATTTGCTTAACTTGCCTTACTAAATATTTTTCAATGTCCTTTTCTATCATTTTTCACCTGTTCTTTCTGCGGTAACTTTAAAACCGTTTTTCATACACTTATACGCGTATATGTGCGTTATGCGTGTATGTTTCTCTTTGTAGTACATATATGTATATAATATATAGAATTAAAGTTACCAAAGTTACCTATGCTCTAAACCCTTGCTATCACTGCGTTTTTGGGGTAACTTTTAAAAGTTACTTAGGTTTACCAAAGTTACCTTGAAAGTTACCTTTTCAAATAAAGGTTACCTCTAAAAGTTACCCCATATTCTAAGCTCTTTTAAATCCTTTTTGCACTCCGTAATCCTTGTTAAATTTAATAACCTTGTCATATTTTTCCCAATCGTCAAACGATGAAATGATACTGTTAATCTCTATCGAATCCCTACGTTGAATTTGCCTAAAATCACCGTTAAAGAGTTCGCACCATATTTCAAGCGCACACACTCTGTCACGTTCGACAAGTTCGTCTTCGGGTACGCTTATAATCTCCGACCAAAAATCTCTGCGTTTTGCCAAGTCCCAACAGTTCCAATCACGCGGAACACGTTTATCAAGGAAATCACGAATAAGTCCCTCTTTAACCGACACTTCCCTATGATCTGACTGCACTTGTTTCGCAAGCTGTTCCGTTTCCTTTGACAAATAAAGCGGTTCATTCTGCGTATAACGCACTTTTGCCTCCGCCCAAATTTGATTTATTTCCTCATCGGTCAAATCGGTAAACACGCTCTTTTTTATCGGCACAATCTCCGTATCAACAGGCCAAAATCTTCTGTTGCCGGTACGGTCACGAAGATAATCGCTGTTATTGCTCGTACCGAAAAATACACATCTTCGCGGGTGTTCCTGTACTATTCTGCCGTATGCCGCGCGGTATCTGTCCGACGTCTGCGACAGTATCTGTTTAACACTGCCGACTTCCGATTTATTCAGTGCCTCAAGTTCGCTTATCTCTACAATCCATTTACCCTGTATAACCTCGCACAATTCCTTACCCTCGAACGTCTTTATGCCGTCCGTAAACCACCTGTCAAAGCCGACTTTGCGAAGTATCGTACTCTTGCCTATGCCCTGCCTGCCCGACAGAATAAGCATATTATCGAATTTACCTCCCGGCTCATACGCTCTTGCGACCGCTCCGACGAACATTTTACGCGTCACTTCTCTTGTATATTCGTTATCCGCCGCACCGAGATAATCGACAAACAATGTGTCAAGTCGTTCAGTATTATCCCACGCAAGACCGTCCAAATACTCAACAATCGGATCATACGCAACACGTCTGTAAAACACCGACAACGCACGGAAAACCTTATCATTACCCATTTTAATGCCATACACATATTCAAGATACCACTGCAATCCGTCCGTATCGGAATCCTGCCAAACACGTTTTTCCGGTGCGTCCTTGTCCCAAGGCATAATGCCGTCAATCTCCGCATATCCCGTAAAATCGTTCATTTTGATTTTACCTTTTAAATGCGAATCGTTCTCAATTATAAGAATAATATTATTAAGAGTTTTTTCGTAAGCGCCTGTATTTTCGTTTTTCTCCAACTTTAACGCCCACTGCATATCGTCCGTTTCCTCGTTTTCGATACCGCCGAAATCTTCTGCCGCTTTCTTTTGACGTTCCTTAAACATAAGCATTGAAACGTCACTGTCACCGTCTATGAGCTTGCACATTGCCGAATATGACGGCAGTTTCGATACAGGTGTACCGTCCTTTGCGTCTGCGTCCGTATCACCGAATTTATGAATACGAACAAGGTCAAAACTGTTGCATAACTTACCACTTGCAGGGTCTGTTGCGTGGTTTGAATACGCAAATTTGCCGTTCTCATACACGACAAGTCCGCTTGAACTTGAGCCGTCCTTATATGTGTATCTGTCGCCTACGGCGCACTTTTCGTAAACGTCCGCAAGATATTTTTCTATGCACGAATGTATATCGTAAGTTCTGCAAAACGCACCGATAACACCTTTTTTAAGCGTTGGGTCCTCTTGTTTTTTTACCTGTCTGTCCAACGCCTTTGTTGTTCTTGACGAAACGTACCAACTCGATACGTCGTGCCAATCATCATATTTTGCAAGCACCTTGTCAACGTCAAGCGGTTTATTTTCCTCGTGTTCAAACACATACTCGCCATCAATGCTCGTACTCGGCCAATACATTAATCTGTGTGGCTGATACGTTGTGTCGTCAAACATATCTATACCAATATCATACGCCACCATTCTCGCAACAGCTTCGTATTCATCCGGTGTACAAGGTCTTGACAGAAGTATCACCAAACGAAATCTCGGTTTCTCGGCTGTGTGCTTGTGCGTTGAGTAAATGCAGTATGTAAAGCCGTAAAACATTGAAATATTATCGCAAAAATCACTGTCGGCAAAGTCTGCGTCAAGCGTAAGCAAAATTCTGTTTTCGATACTTCCCGACTGTCGCTTGCCGTTTTTCACCTTGCCGCCCACAAAACCCCCGACGTCCTTTATATCGTCCTGTTGTGACTTTGGCATATTCGCATACTCGCCTTGAGTTTCACTCGTTCTCGTCGTTGTTTTCAGCCTTTCTATTAAATCCTCCCACGACATTTTTGTATTTTTCCACAGTTTTGATTTTCTGCTCTGTCCCGTAGCAATTACTAAATCCAATTTATAACACCCCCTAATCTTTCATATAAAAATTACATTCGTATCCGTCCGCATTAAGCGGAAGTCCTTTCGCCCATTCAATCGGCTCACACATTATCGCCGCCAACTCCTCTGCACTCGATACGCCTTTCGGAACGTCAACTATAACCTCATCGTGAACGTGGAAATTAATCTTAAAACCTCTGTCCTCAAGCCGAATTATGCTTTCAGCCAAGCAATCCCTCGCAAACGCCTGTACTATGTTTTCAACAAGCTTACCGCCCCATGTTTCAAGTCTGCTCCAAGTTTTTGTTGTCTGATTCATACCCATATATGTAACGGCTTTTTTTCCAAATCTGTTTACTTCGATTTTCGGTTTAACGTAAGCGATTTTTCTTCCCGACGGCAGACCGATAAAAAGAATATTCGACTGTTTGTAAAAAGAAATATCATGTCTAATCTTGCTCGGATAACCCTCAACTGCCTTAATCGCCGCATTCTCGACCGTTCGCCAAAATGCCGTTATGGCAGGATTTGAACTCCGCCACTTATCCACGATACCTTGAAGTTCTTCTTCGTCAATACCCATTTTCAAAGCACCCATACTCACCATAGCTCCGACACTTCCGCCGTAACCGAGTGCAAGTTCGGCAATCTTGCCTTTTTGACGTAGCGGATCGCCTTTGTGAATACTTTCAATCGGAACATGGAACATCTGACTTGCCGATGCCTCGTATATTTTTCCGTGAGTTTTAAATACTTCAAGTCGCCATTTTTCGTCTGCAAGATATGCGATAACTCTTGCCTCAATCGCCGAAAAGTCCGCTACTATAAATCGCCTGTCCTCACTCGGTACAAGTGCTGTTCGTATAAGCTCCGACAGCGTTTGCGGAACGTTTTCGTAAAGCATTTCAAACAGTTCAAAATCGCCGTTTTCCACACATTCTCTTGCGTAATCAATATCTTTCAAATGGTTTTGCGGTAGGTTCTGCACCTGTACAATTCTTCCTGCCCAACGTCCTGTACGGTTTGCGCCGTAAAACTGCAAGAGTCCTCTTATTCGTCCGTCATCGCAGACGCTCCGCTCCATTGCCTCGTACTTTGTTACAGACGTTTTCGCCATCATTGAACGCAGATATATCACTCTTTTCGCCTTTAGTGATATGCTTTCATCAGCTATAAGCTCCTTTAATTTTTCCTTGTTTAAGCTGTCGATTTTCTGCCCTGTTTCTTCTTCAAGCCACGCCTTTAGTTGCACAACCGATTTCGGATTTTCAAGTCCCGTTATTTTTTGTGCCTCATCATAGCACCTGTCGCTGTATTCCGTATTGAATTTGATTGCATTTTCAACAAAGTTTCGGTCAACTCTTACACCTCTGTCGTTAATTCGTTGGTCATACGTCCACAGTTTTTGTTCACTGTCGCATATCGGAAATTGAGCGAGTTTCTTTTTTATCGCACGTTCCACTTCAACGTCCTGTATGCAGTATTCTTTGAATACCTCCCACTTGTCGGGTGCGTGCGTTGGTAAATTCCTTGTACGTCCGCCGTTCGTCTTTGTAGGCTTACACGGTTTTGAGAAGTAATCAATCAATGCTTTTCCGCGTTTGTCCTTTTGCTCCTCCAAACCGAGCGCAACCGCTACCGCCGAAAGCGAAAGCGGAAGTCCGAGTTCAGACGCTTGTACCGCACTGCACCGCCACTGATTTATGGGCAAATCGATATTAAAATACTTACCGATACACGTTCTTTCAAAGTTCGCGTTATACGCCGTTTTCAATACATCTCCATCCGTCAGTGCGTCCATTACTTCTTTCGGCAACGCCTCACCTTGTGCAAGGTCCGTTATTTTTACTTCTTCATCATCAAACGCATACGCAAATAACAAGATTTTAAAATCGGGGGCATTCGCATAAGCATATACCCCCGATTTAATTAAATCAACACTTCCGTATGTTTCAATGTCGATACTGAGTGATTTCATTTTGTCACCTGTTAATTAAGAAAATCGTCATCTTCATCATACAGTCCCGCAAAGTCGTCCTCCGCAGTGTTTCGTCCGCCTAAAGGCTCTCCGTCCCTCGTTTTCATCAAATTATTAAGACCGCACGCAATACCTTTATTGCCGTTGGAGTTAAAGGCGTAAAACGAAATTGACGCATGACCGTAACAACCGCTGTAAAATTCCGTCTTGTCGATTATCGGCTGACGTGACTTGTCCACAATACCCGGTGCGGTTCTGCAGTTTGCGTTGACAAAATAACTGTTTGCATAGTTTTCGTCGTCCTCTCTGTCAGTATCACCGTCACGCAACGGCAACTTTAAATTTGCGGGAATTTTACCGCCGAACTTCGCAATGCCCTCTTGCTTTGCCGCCTCGATTGCATTGTTTATAGCCTTGATTGTCTTTGTGTCGCTTTTCGGAATGATGATACTTACCGAATACTTTTCGTCACCGCCGTTGATTGATGACGGCTCCCAAACGTGTGCATAACTGAATCTTACTTCTCCTGTGATTACCTGTGTCTTTCTTTTTTCCATTGTTATTTCTCCTTTACTTTATATCTTTAAAATCTTCTGCCGCTTTCTCTGCCGAGTTCCATTCGGGACGTTTGTCCTCCGAACGTACAAGCGTCGGCTTTCCCTGCGGTTTTATTACATATTCTCCGAGCAGTTCGTTAAATCTTGCTCTGCCTAAAAGTGCTCCCATTTGGGTGATGTTAAGTATTTCTTTCTTATATATGTTCTTTTCGTCATAACCGGCTTTAATTAATACATCGGCGATTTTGCTGTCGTCCTCCGCATATTTGCGGTTACTTCTTCCCTCAACCACTTTAAATCCCGGATACTTAACGCCGTTATTAAGTGCCTGTTCCAAAGCATAGTCCTTTACGAGTTTCGACCACTTCGCAAGGTTTTCCGCTTGGTCTATTACCTCCGCAATTTCATCTTCGGTAAGTTCCAAAGGCGGTTTGAAAACCATTGCCGCAAGCCTGTTTTTCTCCTCTGCATACGCACGGCATACGGCTCTTGCTTTGCAAAATCCGTCATCGCAATGACGTCCCGCTATACAGTCACCGTCACCGCTGTTCGCAAGTACGGCTTTAGGCTTTAAATCTTCGCCCCACTTAATGAGTTCACCGCGTGTAAGCGTTTCCGTATCAATGTTATCAAGTCGTGGTTGGAATATCGTTAAATTGACCTTATGTATGTCGTATAGGTAGTCGTATTCGCTCAATGCTCCTAAGCCATATATCCTAAGCTGACTGTTCTTGTCTGCCGATACCTTTACGCCCTGTCCGTATTTAAGGTCTATTATCTCGATTATTCCACCGCCGATAATAACGGTGTCGCCTGTACCGAATCCGTCGGGTACCCATTCCGAAAAATCTAAACGGCGTTCAAGATGTATTTGTGCGTCCTTGCATTGACTTTTAATCGCATTGTATCGCTCCAATACAAAATCACGATAACTGTCCGTGTATTCTTCCATATCTTCTGTTATGTCAAGCGAACGTATCATCTTATGATACTGCACGCGTGTTATGTGGTTTAAAGCTAATTTCAGCTTTGCCTCACCCAATGAATGTGCGGTAGTTCCCTCTTTTGCATATTCACTGCTTTCGTCGGGGAATTTACTTTCCATTGCGATTGACGCAGGGCAGTTTATCCACTTCTTTGACCCCGACGCTGAAAGTTTTGCGTGTTCTTCCGGCATTACTTCACATCTCCTATTCTTGTCATCGCCTCTGCGTATCGCTCAGGCGGTATTTCCGTTACTTTGCCGTAACCCATTTCTTGAAGCAGTCCCTTGGCCTTATCTCTGCCCTGCGACTTCGCATATTCACCGAATGCCTTGCGTACTTCCTCTATTGTGTATTCCACTTCGGCGGTATTATCCTCTGTCGGCGTATCGTCTGACGTCTGTTCCTCTCTTACAACGTTCGCCGATTTCTCAACTTCCGCCTTTGTCATCTCCACAGGTCCCGTCTTTTTGTTGAGTACCGAACATAATCCGTACATTCGGTCGAATACTTCCTTGTTACCCTCAAAATCTTTCTGTTCAAGCCTAATTACAATTTGCATTGATTTTTATTCCTTTCTGTGGTATAATGTTGACATAGATTAATAATCTATGTGTTTTTGTTATTTGACCGTTATTGAGTTGCCGCTCTGACGGTCATTTTTATTGCGACTAAGTATCATCGCATTTACGAAAACACCTACCAAATGCTTTTCATTCGGTGTTAAATCGCTATACAATTTCAGTATTTCCGCCGTTTTCTCATCTGCCACACTTCTCACCTCCTAATTCTGATATTTTATAGGTTGTCTGTATGCTAAAACTATTCCCCAAGATAATCCGTAACTGTACGGATACTGCAATACCTCTTTGAATAGGTCATACCACGCTTTTTCCTTTTCGTATGCGTCGGCTTCTTCTTCCGTAAGTCCGTCGCGTTCATCGTCGCATACTGCGTCATCATCATCTATGCACGCCCAATCATCATCAATACAGGCGAAGTCGTCATCACGACAAGCAAAGTCCTCGTCTATGCACGCCCAATCGTCAAATTCGTATTTTGTCATAGCCGTTTAATTATCTCCACTGATAATCTTTGCAACACTCATTTCAAGCGGGTGCTTTGACTTGATACGATTTGTTATCCCATATCCTTTTGCTATGTATGCCTTAACCGACTTGTTCTCATCAGCGTTTAAAACCACAACATCATCTCTGCCCGTCATTACTACATATTTGTTCATTTGAAAATATTCCTTTCACCGTTATTTTCTGCTTTGCGTGTCCTCTGCACTCCTTGGCGAATGCGTTAATCATCGGAAATACTTCTCTGTGGAAATATTCTTCCGTTTTCTCATTCTCTGTTTTTGGTTTTCTTTTTAGCATTTTTTATGTCCCTTTCTGCCAATTTCCAACTTATGATTAGTCCCACACCGAAACTAATCAGCGCAATTCCTATTGTGTTCATTTGTTTACCTCATTTCTCTTACCTCACAGGCACACAGGAACTGTCCGCAAAACAGATTTCATTAAAATTCAAACTTTTTAGGGAAAAGAAAAATTGACTTTTTTGCGGTATAATACTGCGGACAGCCCTTGTCTGCCTGCAAGGTGTTTTATTATGCTTTACGCATATTTGTAGCTGTTGGCGTGTTCTGTTTCACGCCATTTTTCAAATGCTTTCACATCAACGTACCATTTCTGACCCAACTTGTATGCCGGAAAGCCTTTGACATGTACCCAACGTTGTACAGTATGCTCCGGTATACCGTACATTGTGCGGAATGTCTTTAAATCTACTTGCTTTACTTCTACCATTACTTTTGCCATTGTTTTTCACCTACTTTCTATCTTCTAACTTCTAATCTACTATAATCCAATCTTTTGCGGCTAAGTCCTCTGCGGACGGGTTCCAACGACTTGCAGAGGGCTTGTTGTTCTTGAATACTATACAACATTCCGTGCTATTTGTAGGTTTTATCTTTACACTGGCTAATATCGTTCTTATGTATTTTTTTCGTGCTATAAAACGTTTATGTTTTCTTGCTTTCTTAACTGCTTTGTAAATGTTCATTCCCTCACTCCCTTTCGTTTATGCCGATTTTTTCTTTGGCTTTATGAACTCTGACGCAGGAACGCCTAAAGCCTGTACAATAAGTTCAAACTCGTCACATTCAAACTTTCGACCGCCTCTTAATATTAAACTAAGGGTTGTTTCTGGAATTTTGGTTTCCTTTGACAATTCCTTTTGAGTAATATTGTGTTTGTCGAGATAAACTTTTACTCTTTCGTGTACTTTCATTATATCACCTCGTTTCTGAATTTCTGGATTTTACTATATTATAATCCTGTTTATCTGAATTGTCAAGTGTTTTTAGTATAAAATTTCAGAATTTCTGAAATTAGCTATTTACAAATTTATTTTTTTGTGCTATTATGGATACATAAGAGAGGAGGTTTTAAAAATGCTTACATTTGGTGAGAAGTTAAAACAGGCTCGTATATCAAAAAAACTTACGCAGAAACAATTAAGTGACAAACTTGATGTTTCTAATACTGTTATAAGTAACTGGGAAAAAAACATAAATCGTCCCGATGTAGATATTTTAGAGGTAATGTGTGGTATATTGGATATTGAGCCTAATTCACTTTTTAATGTAAAAAACAATGACAATAGCACATATTCTTTAGTAGAAAAAAAATTAGTATCTGATTATAGAAGATTAGACGCTCACGGCAAAAAAGCCGTAAATGTTATAATGAATGTTGAATTAGAACGTATTGATAAAATCGCTACCGAACCAAATTACGATAACATCATACCGATTAAAAAATACCAAGTACCATATTACGATATGCCAGTATCGGCGGGAACGGGCAACCCGTTGGACGAAGAATATCCTGAAAAGGTTGACCTAACAGAACAACCGCCAAAGGGAACAGATTTCATTGTTCGTGTATCGGGTGACAGTATGGAGCCGACATATCACAACGGCGATAAGTTATTCGTCAAAGAACAGCCAAGTATTGAAATCGGTGAAATCGGGATATTTGTTGTGGACGGTAACGCATACGTTAAAGAATTAGGTGTTGACAGATTAATTTCACATAATGAAAAATATTCCGATATAATCATTAATGAATATATCAGAAACGAATGTTGTGGTAAAGTTTTGGGTATTTGTGAAGAAACATTCTAAAATCGCATTAAAAACACAAAAAACGTAACAAAATGTATCAAAATCGTAATTAATTTATTAAAATAGTCGATTTTTAATAAATTGCAAATAAAAAATCCTCTGCCTGTTGGAGCAGACAGAGGAAACAGAATAAAGTGCATTTATACACAATATCCCATACCAATGATATTGTAACACAAATGCAC